TTAGTTTCTATTTAGCAAATGATAACGATCCATTGGTGGTAAATGCCAAGGATGAGTATCTATACGTTTATGTAGCTCGGCTCTCTTATCTTTTTCAATAAATGACCAAGCGACAAAGCCTCCATCATTAAAATAATCATGGATTGCTGCGGCCATATGCGGATTAATACCTCTTACCGCAGGGCCAAACTGTCTCCACCACCCGCTTAACCAAGCTAGATAAATCGCCATGGCTTTAACGTTTGTGTCTAATCCTGTATTACCGTTTTTATTGCCCATGAGAGCAATGAGATGATGAACGTATTCAACAGCTACGGGAATCTGGTCAAAAGGAATTTCATCTATGCCTTGTACACCAAACCGCTGATGAACAAGTTTATAAGCATCAGAGAAATTAAGATTTTTAGTTTTAGCCACTAGTAAATGAATGGCATCGTTAAGTGATACACGTTCAGATTTGTGAGTTTTATGTTTTGGTTGAACTTCCCGATCTAGAATATCTAAAACCCATTTACGGAATTCTTTAGCAATCGCAGTTTTTGCGAACATAGCAACAAGATGGCAACCTCGAAGTGAAAAAACTCTTATAGATTGCAAACCACCATTTGTTTTCATTTCTACTAACCGAGTCATATTTGTAGAAAACTCTTCAATATTTCGATTAAACAGTTTAATTACAGCCGTTTCAGGATTTGCGTATCTTAAGGCTAACCCAATTTGGGTTGCCCCTATCCATACCTGCCCATCCTCTATAGAAATTGGGTGTAAGTTCACTTCATTAAATGTTCATGCTAGACTTGTCATATCTGATCTCCTAACCGAGTTGGATAGAAGCCCCTAGTCCGCCAAGATTAAGGGGCTTCATTGTTTTTCTATTTAATAATTTTAGGCTGATCTTTTAGCCACTCTTCGATAATGAAATTTAATTGGGCTGTTAATGAACGTCTGCTTTGTTCAGCATTCTTTTTTAGCTCTTCAATCAATTCGCAAGGCATACGAACATTTAATTGTTTATCGTTTCTAGCCATATAGTGTTCCGTTTCGTGATATCACGGTGATAATACTATTACGGTGCTAATATTGAAGTCAAGCACGGTACTAGCATATTCTTATAAAAATTTTTGGACTTCACTTTGATGGCTAGAACAGATCCTCAATTTAATTTACGTGTTCCACAAGAACTCAAACAACAAGTTGAAGATGCGGCTAAAGAAAGCGGTAGATCAATAAATGCTGAAGCAGTACATCGTCTAGAAGAGAGTTTTTTACGGGCGACTAATTTTAGCAACAACCAAGCTGATGTCAGAATAATCCCGTTAAAAGATGGTAAAAAGCGTGTCATTTATGGGAAATTGTTGAATACACTTGATTTGGATTACACACAGGAACTTTCAAGCCTTCGAGATGATATTCATCTGTCTCTGGAAGTCTTGAGCAACTCTTCTTTCTGGAATTCATTGAAGTTCTTTAATAAAGATGTTCTGGTTTATAAAGGCAACAATCATATTGATGTTGTAGATAATGGTAAAAAAAGTCTTGGTTGGTTGGTTGTTGAAGATCATTATGTGCATAAGGGTAATGAATGATAGGCTATTCAAAACGATATATATTTAAAAAGTTCATTTAACTTAATATATAAATATTTTTCTTATTAAATCTATTAGTGTAATTTTTATGAAATTCGATAGAATTCAAGTGAGTGAGTGGCAACAGTTCAAAAAAATTGATATTACTTTCCATCCCATAGTCACAATCATTACTGGTTCTAATGGTTCTGGAAAGTCTACAATATTAAAATTACTGTCTAAACATTTTGGCTGGTACATGCCCTTTCTTGGCACTCCATATTTAGTGAAAGAGCAAGGTACATTTAAATTTAAAAATAATTTTAAACCATTAATTACATATACTCATGATTTTATCAAAAATAGTAATCATGAAAGCCCTATTGGGAATATAAGTTACTCAAATGATAGGCACTCCGCGATTTGTATTCAAAGTGAAATGGCTGATCATCCACAATATGAAATTATTATTTCGACAATGCAACATGTGGATGGGGTTCATATCAATTCTCATCGCCCAATGCCTAAATATGAGCAAATACAGAATATTCCAACTAACCCAATGGACGCCCATAATGCCTATGAGAGATACTCTTCTGTCACTAAGGAATTATTTTCAAATAGTTATGTGTCATTCTCTCCAACTTATAGAATGAAAGAGGCGATCATTTCTATGGCCGCTTTCGGACCAGGGAATCGGTTTGTACAAAAAAATGAAAGAATTGAAAAGTTATTTTCTGACTTCAAAGACATACTTCGTCTTGTATTACCCAAAGATCTTGGCTTTAAAGACTTAAGTATTCGCGTACCTGATATTGTTATAGTCACTGATACAGGAGAGTTTTTACTAGACGCCTGTTCAGGGGGTATTATGGCAATTATTGATTTGGCATGGCAAATTTTTCTTTATTCAAATGATAAAGATGAGTTTGTTGTAAGTATTGACGAACCAGAAAATCATTTACATCCCTCGATGCAACGCTCTTTAATAAATGATTTTGTTATGGCCTTCCCTAAAGCCCAGTTTATTATAGTAACACATAGTCCATTCATAGTTTCATCAATTAAAGATTCACATGTCTATGCATTAAAATATGAAAATTTTATAGATTCGGATAATCAAGAACAAACTATAAGGAAAGTGGTTTCACATAAGCTGGACTTAAACCAAAAAGCTGCTACTGCACATGAAATTTTAAGAGAAGTGTTGGGAGTACCTGTAACTTTACCTAAATGGGCAGATGAGGATTTACAACGTATTTGCTCAAATTTCACAACTCAAGATATCACAGAAGACGGTTTGACACGCTTAAGAACTGAATTAGCTCAAGCAGGATTAGTCGAGTTTTATCCAGAAGCGTTAAATAACATCGTAGAGAGTAATTTTCGTGATTAAATTAAAAAAATTAAATAAGCCAGCAGTTTTAATTAAAAATGAAAATAAATGGAAAAATCGCCTCTTACAGAATATAGCTGAGGGTAAAAAATCTACAGATTATCTGTTAACAAGGTACAGTGATCCAGACATAAAACGCAAAATCGTTGAGGAAACATCGGGAAAATGCGCATATTGTGAAAGTAAATTATTACATATTCAGCATGGAGATATTGAGCACATTTTTCCAAAATCTATTGATCAATCAAAAAGATATGAATGGAAAAACTTAACTTTAGCTTGTGAAATTTGCAATCAAAATAAATCAAACAATGATCCCAACTTGAATTATATATTAAATCCATATGTAGATAATCCGGAAGATAGTTTATTTTTTATAGGGACTATGGCTGTTAGTAGTGATGCTAAAGGCTTCTCTACAGAAGCTATCTTAAGCTTAAATAGGACGAATTTATTAGAGCAGAGAAAAGATAGATTAGAAAAAATTACTCTTATATTTAAAAATATTACTAATACAAATCTTCCCCTGCCAGTTCGACAAACAATTTATAACGATTTGAAGAACAAAGAAGCTAGTAGTTCTAATGAATTTACTTCAATGGTTAAGTGCACAATAGAGCAGCTAAAACCAAGGCTTCCTAACGATATTGTTGCTTAATTAATATATGTATCACTAGATTTTTTTAAAAATAAAGTTAGTTTATTAGTAAGTTTTATTTCTTACAGAAAACAGAAAAATTTGCTTAATCACTTTTACTTGAACCCTCTTTAAAAAGAACGAAAAAATAGGTGGTCCAATTTCGCTTAAAGTTGGCAAAGGTTTCTGGAATACTGAAAATGATAGACAGCCTGTTGGAAGTTGTGACATCACACTACCTGCACCCGACTTACAAGTAATAACAGTAACACTGGAATTAGGCTTTGAGGGTAAATTTGATAACGGTAAAGTAGTACCAAACCCACTCATTCACGATAACCTCGGCAGCAAGACGTAAAGCATGAAAAAGTATATAGCCCCTTTTATCATTATTACCGTGGCGCTAACTAGTGCCTGCAATAATGCTAAAGATTCATCTAAGAATATTGAAAAAGCCTCAAGTGAACCAGTAGTTAAAGCAGTCTCAGCCGAAGACCAGAAGATCATTGATAAGTATGAAAGTTACTTCAAATACTACCGTGAAGGTAACTTTGAAGAATTTCAAAAAAAGATGATAGAAGTATTGCCCGAAGTCAGTAAGATTTCGGATAAGAAAAAACGTGAATTTATGCAAATGAATATCTACATGACTTTGCAAAATTATAAAGATGCGTATGCTTTAAATGAAAAACAACTGAAGGAAAAACCTAACGATACAGCAAGACTTACATTTAGATGTCAGCTACTAATTTTACAAAAGAAAGAAGGTACTTTGATTAATAAGTGCTATGACAATGTGGCAGACGTTCTAAAAGTGGAACTAGACAAACCAGAAAACAAGACCGACCCTGATTATAAGATAGGCGAGTTCTCATACTTGTATGCAAAATATAAAGCTGGGCACCCTGAGTATAAAGAGAAAATGCAAGAGTACATTGCAGAAACTAAAGATGAAAAATTAAAGGCAACTTTAACATCACTTTATAATGTGGAATTTGAAAATTAGACAAAAAAAGCCCTGATTCCTCAGGGCTTTTTCTTAAATCATTATTTTTACTTTTTTATAAAGACAATATTTTTCAGTAGTTTATAAAATAATAGCCTGTAATTATAGTAGATATAAAAATCATGTAATTTAAAAATATAAAAAAACAAATGGTTATGAGTTTTTTACCAATTGATACAAAAAAGGCTTCCATAAATAAACAAAAACAAGATAAGAATATAGATTATAAAATCACTATGTAACTATTTTTAGCTTGAGAAACGAATTACCTCTTATGAAAAAGAATATTATTTTACTTTCAGCTTCATTATTAATTATCACACTAAATGGATGTGATTTTAAGAATTATAAATCGGAAAATTTCGAAAGAGAAAAAACATCCTCTGTAATAAATAAAAATCAAAAAAACCAACAAGATTCGTTATTTATAGCTTCATTTCCTAATACTCAAATTATTGATAATGTATTTTTCCTTGATAAAGAAGTGCCTATAAAAATACGAGTTAAAGATAATTGTCTATCAGTCCACTTAGAGGATGATAGCAATAAAGATTATTTATTAATTTTAAATAAAAAACAAAAAGTTATTTACAACTCAAATGGAGGTTTAGAAGCAATTCAAGACACTAAAACGAATAAAACAATTAAGTTAAATACGAAAGCAGGCATTGGAGGTGTCTCTTTTGAAAGCTCAAAAGTAAAATTTAATATTAATCCCCCAGAAAATTGCCCGAATGAATATATTATTTTAGGAGATTTCCTTTGAAAACGTTAAGTAATAAAATAACATTATTTTTAATGAGTGGATTATTTGCTACTTGTACTTATGCAAATCCTTCTATTTCTTCTGTTGAAAAGAAATACAAACTTAGTAAATCGGAAGCAAAAAAGAGAATCGATTTACAAGAAAAAGTAATAGCTTTATCTGAGAAATTAAATCAGATGAATGATCCAAATTACGCGGATATGTATATACAGCATGTTCCTGTATATAAAATTATAGTGATGTTTTCCGACAATAAGGATCGCTTTGATTTTTTAAAATCATTAGATCCTGAGATAAGACAATTTGTTCAGGTCAAACAAGTGAAAAAATCTCGTAATGAGACCAATAAAAAATTAGATGAAATTAACCAATTATTTACTACTTCTAATATTCCTTTTTCATCTGTGTATGATCTTGAAAAACAAAAGTTCTTAGTAACTGTAGAAAACAATAGTAATTTACAAACTCTGCAAAGATTATTTACGTCGAAACAGAATCTACTTTCCAGTCCAGATGAAATTTCCTTTAACATTGGAAACATTCCTAAAATACAAGCTGCTCCAACGGGCGTACAACCTGGCGATAGATTATATGGTGGTAATCCTGTTTGGAGTAGCGCTGGTGCTACTGGTTATAGATGTACTTTAGGCTATGCTGTTAGTTATATTTCAGGAGGCGTATCAAAGAAAGGAATTTTAACAGCCGGTCATTGTGATAATGCATATTTTGCCAATATGGGTAACCATGATGTGCTTCTATATAGCCCTATTATTGAAAAGCCTCATCAAGCACAAGATGGTATTGCAGATAAGTATGACTATCAGATTTGGGAAACCACTGGTCTAGTTGTTGATAATAAAATCCAATACAAAGATTTAAATGGTATTCCTGAGTTTCCTGCCTCTGGAATACTAAACTTAACTTCAATTACTACTTTCCTCAACCAAAAAAAAGGTATGTTTGTTTGTAAATCAGGAGCAGTAACAGGAATTACATGTGGTGAAATTTTAAATGGAAATGCAACGCATGACGGTGTTGCTGGATGGATTCAAGTTGGAAATAGTAGTCAGGCTAATATAAGTACAGGCGGTGATAGCGGTGGACCATGGTTCATATATCCTGGCTCCTCTTCTAACATTTCTGGTGTGGGTATTCACACAGCAGGTTCAGATAATCCTGATATAGCTATTTATATGCCTATTGATTATATTGATGATCATATTTCATCTGTAAACACAATTAAGCAATAATTATTTCAAACTAAATCTTGATAATTATGCATGTTAACTTGCCTAAAAAGAGCCCTCATTAGAGGGCTTTCAAACCAATATCTACACTAACATTGCTATTAATCGTATGAGCGGTGCATCGTGTAATAGAGTACATTCCAATAAGGCTTTAAACATCGATTGGCCCTATATCGACAATTTGGCCAGCTACTCATAATGACGTTTATCACCATTAGTCAAAAACAAATGAGATCGAGCCGCTGAGTAAAGGTCAAGTTGTAGTCCTGTTTATTCGGGTGAAAGGAACAGCCTCAGTTGTGGAGAAGCTTATGCACTTAATTTGAATGACTACAACTGGATCGTTAAACCCGAACCAGCATGTGATCTAAGTAAAGGTGTTATTATCAATCAACTTATAGAACCTATTACTAAAAAGTAAAAAAGCCCTTATATGAAAACACAACTCTTAGCATCATTAATGACTATTAGTCTTACTTCTTGCATGGTAAAGCCTATTATAGCTAACAATGAAGAGGTCTCTATTCAACCGATACTTATCACAAGCAATACGAAAAGTAATATTTCAATGATGGCCTCAGCACATGGAAAGCTTTATGCAGATAAAAATGGATGTATCAGACTTGGCGATGAAACGGGTCCATTAATTATTTGGCGCTATGGCAGCAAATTAGAAAATCCAAGTCGTGGTATATTTAAAATTACCAATAGTTTTTCAAATCGATCTGTTTTAATTGGCGAAGAAATATCAATAGGCGGTGGTCCATATGAAATAAAACCTACACAAGTTACCCCTTCTATTCCTGATGCTTGCGCAAATCATGGTTACTGGATAGCTGGGCCTATTTAACTAAAATTTGTTCCTATTAATTCTGTTTACTATTAATTAAACTAACTATAATATTTTACATTAATAAAAATTAATTTATAAATTCTCACTAAAGGAATAAAAATGGAATTTTTACCTATCGAAATCAACGGTGAAAAGGTTTTTGCTGGTTTTTGGAAACGTCTAGGTGCCGCAATTATTGATATAATTGTATTTATACCTGTAATGGTTATCGGTTATTACATTGAAAGTATCTCAATGCTAAATGCCATACTAACAACAATAATCTTAGCCCCCTTATATTATGGATATATAATTTTTTTTCATTATAAATTTGGTGCGACTATCGGAAAAATGGTAGTAGGTATCCAGATAACTCTACCTACTGGTCATAAGATTGGCTTAAAAGAAGCCTTTCTAAGATCTTCAGTAGAAGTTGTCATTACCTGTTTTGTAGTTACGGCTCAACTCATTGCTTTAAAACAGGCTGATCCAGATATTTATCTTAATGCAGGATGGGGGGATCGGGCAAAATACATAATGCTATTGTTACCGACTTGGTATGGTTTAATAAACCTATTGAATCAAGCATGGTTCTGGAGTGAGTTCATAGTTTTACTTTTTAATAAAAGAAAACGCGCAATACATGACTTTATTGCGGGAACTGTTGTGATCAAACAAAAGTATGCTAAAGATCAAATCCCTAACCCATTTACCAGAAAAGTTATCGCTAGTTAAATTAATACGGACAATTATGCACTAGGTTTTTCAGTTAAAAATTTTATAAAAAGCTCTCATTAGAGAGCTTTCACACAAATGCCAACACTCACATTATTATTAATAGTATGAGCTGTGCATCCTGAAAGCAGAATGCACAGCAAAATCAGAACCCTTCATAGTGAAATGCGGTTAGCAATCCAGCCATAGAAGAACTGCTCTTGGCTTGGATTGCGTTCACAGATTTCAATGTAGCGCTGACCTTGCATAATATTCAGCACTCGAACTAATACCTTCTCTCCTTCTTTCCCACGTTTTGCAAGATAGGTTTTAACAGCATTTAAAGTAGCGGGACCATAAATCCCGTCTACCGATAAATCCGGCCACCCTGCCTTACCTTGATTGTTAAGCAAGTTCAAAGCCCGTTGTAAAAGTGGTTTTGCAAATCCTGTACCACAGTTCACACCGGTATCTAAAAGCTCTTCAGCTATAGCTGAAGAAATATAATTCACTTGGTCAAATCGCGGAGCCGTCCAATAGTTTTTGCGATAAATTGTTTTCGCCACATCCAGCGGCAAATCTTTCATATTGCCTTTGAATCCATTTGCTCGAGCAACTGCTTCAGTAATACCATATTTGGTAGCCCCTCCTCAGTCTGCTGGGTTATTTACATAACCGCCTTCACGCTTAATCAATTCATCAAGATATTGTTCAATGTTCATTTCAGTTTCCTTTAGACGTAAAAAAACCGACCAATCAAGGCCGGTTTATGTTTTGTTAAAATTAGGGTATCAAAATCTCACATATAGTTGGTTAACTATGACCTATATTTTAGGAGCCTGAAAATCTCTCCTTAGCAGGTGCTAAAGCAGCTCTCTTTAACTCATTATTCTCTGCAATATAATATTTACCTGTGCGCACATTCGATACTTCAGCCCCATATTCATTTTGACTTGTAAAACTTAACCTAATATCTACTTCTCTGCCTCTTTGAATTACATTAACTTCTTTTGGCTGAAATGAAGATCTGTTTTTTAAACCAAATTGTGCAATTAAAGATATCACAAATATTTCATGATTGATTTCATCACGAGTTAACTTTCTGCCTTCATCCATTAATGTAATCTTTGGATACACTGTAATGGCCACTTTAGATTCGCTACCATCTGCAAGCTCAATCAGATAAGGCACTTCATCATTCACAAAACCATTAAAAGTTTTTGGAACTAAAACCCAAGTTCCATCTTTCCTTAATTCAACATTTTCACCCTTTGCATTCTTAACTATCTCTGCATTAGTAAATGAACAAGTTAATAAGCCACATAAAATAATCTTTTTCATAAAAATAGCCCCATACTTGCAAGCATTTATAGCATAAATTTCAAAGCATTATAAAAACAATCAAATAGGTATTAACTGAAGATATTCAAATTTATCTTTGAAGTCCTCTAATTCCTCAGCTACAGCAGAAGAAACACCATTCACTTGATCAAATCGCGGAGCTATCCAGTACTGTTTCTTATAAATTGCTTTGGCCACTTCAAGCGGTAAATATCGCATGCTGCCCTTAAAACCATTTGCGCGAGCAACTGCTTTAGTAATACCGTACTTTGTTGCGCCTCCTTGGTCTGTTGGGTTATTTACATATCCGCCTTCACGTTTAATTAATTCATCAAGATATTGTTCAATGTTCATTTCACTTTCCTTTGGACGTAAAAAACCCGCATATGCGGGTTAGGTTGAAATATTCTTAACTAGTTAAATTGCTATTCAATTTGGCAAAGGTTTATCCTTAAATTTCTTATGCCACTTTACAACTATAAATATACTTGCAATAAGATAAATAATCGCGATTAAAGTTTTGGAAGAAATAAAAAATAATAATGCTCCAATTGATAACACTAAAATGACAGGTTTCAATTTATTACCATATGGATTATTTTCATAAGTTACTGTCGCAGCAATAAAAGCAGCTACAATATACATAACTATAAGGGCAACAACTCTTTGAGCTATGTCATTAAATGCTTTAGTTAACTCAATCAACAGAGGATATAAAGAACCTGGAAGCATGATAGGAATAACAAGAAAGATAAGCCATCTCAACATTTAAAACACCCTTATACTAATCAAATATTTATATGAAATTTTAATAAAATTAATATTATTAAAAGTGACGAAGATTTTAACTATTACTAAAAAATAATACAATACTTTCAATCACTTAATAAAAATAAATTAAACCTCAAAACTACTCTTTTATAAAATAGAACCACCCGAAGGTGGCTGTTGAGAAAAAATAGCTAATTTAATTCGCAGTTTTACAACGCTACTCCACAAATATCCTTAGCTCCAGTAGGATAAGTAAACTGCATTTTAGACTTATCTGTAACCAATTGAAGCCCAACCGTTTTACCAGTCAAGGCAGAGTTAGCAAATGGATTTTGATTAATTACACCAGTAAAGCTGATATTACTTAATTTGTTTTCCATAACAATATTTAGATAGCCATAGTTAGTACCATTAATTATATAACCAACTTGTTTGCTATTTTGGTTTACATAAATGCCTACTCTGACCTTTCCATCAGCTGGTATTTGTACAGGAATATTTGTGCTGGCGGCACTTAAAGGCGCTAGATAACCTGTACCATCTGATTTATTAGTTACACCTAACACAGTAATAGAATTACCATTTATCGCGCCTGAATAATTATTTGCTTTAACAAAAATTACGTTTAAGGCTAATTCTATTTTGCTTTGAGAAGAACCTGTGACTAAAAAACCGTAATTATAAATTTGCGAAGTAGTACCAAGATTGACTTGCAAATTGCTAACATCAAAAACAAATTCTTGGACAAAGATATTGGAAGTGGCAATAGGCTTATCAATTAAAACAACATTATCTGGAGTTTTAAGATGATACTGGGTTTTAAATTGAGCATACTTTTTAGAAGCTAAATATAAGTCAACATTTTTATTTGAGTAATAATTTATAAGATCATAACCAGATTGATTAGCGCTATTTATATTGGCAACTTTCTCAATATATCGGTAATTTGATGTACTTCCACCTACTGCTGCTTCTAATGCTTTTAAATCCTGTAAAGTTGCATCAAAGCTATAGGTACACTCGGCAAAAGCACTACTTACTCCACTGAAACCCATTACTGTTGCTAAAATTATCTTTTTCACGGCGTTATCCTGTTTTTATTTTGAACATTTAGTATAAACAAGTCTCTAAATCATTTGATTAATTCCGACAGATGACAGAAATATAAGTGAACTATTGAATAATACCGCCCGAAGGCGGTTAACTATTTTGAATATCATCTTTGGCTTTTTTAACTTCTTTGATCACTTCAACAATTGTTTTACCTTCTTGTTTAGCAATGAAGTTAAAGATCCATCGAACTAAAGCCCAGCCGGGAATACCGCATATGAAGAAGAAGCCCCCTAAGGCAATCATTCCCCACACATCAGTAACCCATTCATGAAGCCCCCACTTCACGATAATAAATGATCCACCGGCTAAACTTGATACAACTGTACAGATCAGGCCCACTGCCCATTCTTGCGGTGAGCGAGGCATCAGGGTCATCAATACAACTGCTGCAACTAAAGCGACGGCTAAAGTCACCATAATTGCTGCGCCATAAAATTTTAATAATGCTGTTAAACCGCTTGTGGAAACTGGTTCCATTTATTTCTCCAGAAATAGAAAAACCGCTAGAAAGCGGTAGTTGTACGTTGTCCAATCCATCATTGGGCCAATCAAAAAAAAGCACCCGAATTGGGTGCTCTAAGTTCTTTCAAAGTATTAAAGGGTTTGTAAAATTTTCCCTCCATTAATCAATTTTGTTGTAAGTGGTGCAACTCCCACAATTGTAGTACCACCCGGTCCCGGTTGACCTTCAGTTGTGCCATGGTAATTCCAGTTCGAAGTACCACTGTTTGAAGACTTGGTACCACGCTGACCCCAGCCTCCTCCATCACCTGACAAAGGTGATACATAGCGGTCGTTTTGAGTTCGGTATCCTTTACCAGATACTAAAGCTTCTGCATCAGTAACCTTATCCACCATAAAATAGCCATTAAAATACCAACGCCAGTCCTGAGTATCATTGTAAATTGGCTGACCTGTCATAACCCGTCCAAAAGGTGCACCAGCTCCACCCGGTACTCCTTGAACTCCATAAGTTAGTTCAGTGTAGATACCACTTGGAGTAGCGCCACCTCCTGAGCCGCCTCGAGCAAGTGTTCCGCCGTCAATAATCAGGTTCAATTTACCGTGCCGGTTCATTAAACCCGGTGCACCTTGGAACCCATCACGGCGTGTTTTGGCAAAGTTATAATCAGGATCACTAGACCATGCACCAAAGGCCAAATGTGGCAAACCACCATCGCCCCCACGCCCAACCACTGAACCTTTAATCGTAAGATTTACAGTAAGACCAGGAGGAAACTCTCCTGTATCAATCGCTGGCAGTTCTTGGGCGGTAGGTACAATAAACTCCTGTTTTGCTGGACTAGAGTTATAGTCAAACTTATAAACCATTCGTGTTTCTGGTCGAAGTGAACTAGAGCTCGAAACCAAAGCACCGGCTTCAACAATAAAGCTAATTTCTCCAGTCGTTGGCAAGTCGCCTCTTTGCATCTGATATAACCGCGCCAGATTAATATCAAGCTGGTCGTATCGAATGTAAATCGGAGAATCATCAACTGGCACGTCAATAAAGTCTTTATCATTGAGGTAATACCGCACATCGTAATTTACTGCTGTAATGGTATTTGAGAACTTATCAACCGGATCCTTCTTTGCTACCAGATAAGGCAATGAGTCCTTTGTATCGTCATTAACGACTGTATAGATCGTATTAACGAAATCATCAGGACTTAACTTTAAAGCCCCGTTGGGCAACCGTCCTAAAACTACTTTGTTCTTAGCTGATCCGGCAGTAATAGGAAGTAGATCAACGGTACCATCTCCCATTTGCAAATAAATCACGTAGCTTTTGCCAGCTATAAAATCGACATCATGGCTCAATGTAAGAATCAAACCCTCTTGTTTCACCACATCACCGCTTTGATGGATACCATTCCGATAATCTGCTACAGCAATACGATCACGTAAGACCAGTAATTCCGATTCTGGTGCTGCATCAAATGTGATGGATTTGCGCTGGAAGCGGAGCTTGTTCCAGAGCCGGTACGCATTAAAACGGGCTTGCCATTTGTTACGCACACCTACCGATTTCACCTCTTTAGGGTTCTTGGCTCCTTTATCCGGTAAATAGATATTGATACGGCTATCATCGGCCGGATCTGTATATTCATAGATCAACCCATCATAGTCATCCATCATGCCAAGCGTAAGATCATGCTTATAACTATCCGGAATGATATTCCTGAAGTTAAACAGTAATACAGAGTTATCTGTTGGCCGTTCAAAGTAGATCTTTAGCTTATTGTTCTGACGATATGCTGTACAAAAGACAGCATCACAAAGGTTAGTGGCCAGTTCTTCAAATGAAAGATTAGTGTCATCAATGGTTGTACAGAACTCGGCTGCCAAGGGTGTACCAAAGTAATCGACAATATCGTTATAAGTACGATAGATGTTTTCAATATCAATCTCATCGACCGTACGGCGGCCAATCTTGTCATCGAGCGCCATTGAAACCAGTGCATCTGCAAAGCTTGAAGTTGGAAATAACTCTGTCGTCATTGCTCCATTTTTATAGGTTGGCAACATCCGCTGAAGATCAAAATTGATCTTGCGCGACTTAACAGATAAAGCTCCAGTCGTTGCATATGTACGTGCACGAAAAACCGTTTCATGTTCATACATCGTGCTTTGCAACGGAAATGCACCGTATAGCGCTTGCCACTTCACTTCATCAACTACAGTTGTCACTGCTGGGGTTGGCGTTAATCGTCGAGCACGTACGCTACAGCGCCCCTGAAATGTGACCATATCCAGCGTTGCCCCAACCGTCTGGCGTGATTTCGCAGAGCCTTTGAGAATGATCTGTTTTAGCATCGGGTTGCCAATAGCTGCACCAGATTCATTCACTGGAGTTACTTCAACTTCAATGGTGACATTAACAGCCGCCTGATTACCTCCTGAAGAGACCGTATAAAGCCCGTTATTCGCCACAAAGTTAAAGATGACACGACTACGTTCGATATTGTCCAGAATGAATGGACCAATCCACTTCTCGCCAATAGATGAAAGCTTTGGAGATAAAGCACCAGTTTGCTGATTAGTGAGTTCTTTTATCTTTAACCAGTTCGGATTAACTGCTGCCGGATTAGATAAGGCCATCCGATCATCAGCAACGGATAAAACACTATAAGTACCGTTTAAATCGTATGTTTGACCGTTATAAGTAAAAGAAGCATTAGTGATTTCAACTCGGTCATTGCTGACAAACTTAGTCGTTAAATCGGTATTGTTAGCAGCTGCTCGCAGGATCTCGTTTGGGTATGCAAATTGAAGATAATTTGTGCCCTCCAAACTTTGAGTATCGGCTGGTCGCAATATTTGGCCGTTCACTGAGTTTTGATGCTGGACAGTTAATGGTGGCGTAGTAATTTCGCTGCCAAGCGAAAAATAAGGTTGCCCAGATATGATATCGACACCTGGTCGAAAGACCTCTACCGATGCACCTGCAATATCAACAATATTAGTTTCACCATCGTAAGCGCCTTTGATGTGATAGTGGCCTCGACCAATACACCCCACAAGATGCTCAACTTCGACGTTGTTTTCATAGACCTTGTAAGGAACTGCAATTGGTCAGGCGTATCCCAAGCAGCCCCATAAATATCAGCAATACGGCCATTCACCCGCATTTTGTTTTCGCGATTTGAAAGCTCGTTATTTGCAGATGACGATTGGTTGTTATTCTGAGTGGTTTGAGCAATTGATGGCGCGGGCATTAAAAATGCAATCGCCACACTTAAAACAATAGAAACGATAGCAGCAATAAGCGCAGGCATACCTTTCGGATTTTCAATCACAATGAAAGTGCCTGGTAAGAAATCAAGCTGCCTTAAGTCGTGAGCATTCTTAGGTGTAACTTCATTGGCAAAAGAGATTTCCGCATGATCCATGTCGCTTGAAGTATGAAAAATACGGACATGCTCAGGCAAATATTCATATTTTGAAGTAAGCCATTGCCCGATAGTTTCAGCTTGTTCAATTGTCTTTTCTTCAGATAAAGGATTCTGTTTATAAATAATCTTAATCATAGTAACTGACCCGACTAAACCCCATTGCTTTAATGACGTCTTCAGCTAAATAAGTAACGCCGCTCTCCATCAGGTGTAAAACCTTCTGCCCACGAAAAAGCCCCACATGCAGGGGCTTATTTCGTTGTCTTGGATGGAAGGCGACTATGCAGCCTTCCTTGGGCATGGGCAGCGGATTTAAGAGTTTTAATCGCGATGGAAGGAAAGTAATTTTGCCCTTAGGTTGCATAAACAGTTCAAGTGCCTCCGCTCGATCAATTCCGTATAGATCCATTGCAGCTTCATGGGCAAAGTGAACACAGTTGTAATGCTCTTCGTTATATTGCTTATCAAGCAAATGATCATGACTTTTCATACAGCCCCTTTCAGACCACTAAAGCGATCCAGTGCAAAAATATCTCCAGTCTTCGCAGTATTTAATCGTGGTGATTCCGCCTTGAACGTCACAGCTTTATGATTCATTGAGACACCAGAAAGTTGTAGTCCTAACAAATAATGGATTGGTGTATTCAGGTTGTCTGAACTATAGAGGCGATAATTTACCGTAGGCTTAACATCTGAATATTGCCCTTCGATTACCCGCTCAAACTCATCCGGCAGCACATCACCAAGACCAGAAATTGAAACAGTTAAAGTCTGGTCGAGGTCTCCGAGCATTCCTGATCTTTGAAGTGACATAGGTAGGTATTCGTAAAAGACCTGACCAGCACCTGCCTGATGTTGTACATACACACCACGATCATCATTACGGACAACCCGATAAGTATTTAGAAAAGATGGATGTGAGAGCTCAATACACTCCAGTTGATAAATATCAACTTTACGATTAAGAAAGAATTTGGCGTATTCGTTATCCATCACACCACCCAATCACTAATAAGGATCTGATCAGCAGTAGGATTAGGCTGGTTCTGGATAACTTCCAGTTGAGCTGTTACCCGGTAAAGATTTCCATTCACTTCATTAGTCTTGAACGAGTTCGGAATAAAGTTGCATTGATATTGCTGGCGCGCTCCCTGGTCAATCACCAGATCCGCATAAAATGATGCTGGCTTACTTTGGTAAACACGCCAAAAAGCCATCATCTTATTGAAATCGGTTTTACTGAGGTTCCAGTTCCCATCAACAATGTGGCTATTTCGTTTTACATCGATGTAATAGCGTCCACGACCACCATCCATCTGCTGACGCTTTACATCATCACCTGGTGTTACGCCATAGCCATTTGTTTGAGGATTTAGATTTAACTTGTACATAACTTTCCTTTAGGTAATAAAAAAGCCCCAAAGGGGCTTTAAATAATAAGAATCTACAATTTATAAGTTGCCTAACCGTTCCATTTCTTCCCAACTATAATCAGTCAACCAATAAGGTTCGCCTTCTAATTGATCATATTCACGAAGAGGTCTTCGGGCTTCAACCATTTGCCATGGTAAGTCAACCACAGCTATTCTAACTGGTACATAATCATTGAAATACTCGTAAAAATAAATTGCGCTCTCTACTGCAGAATCAAATTGTCTAAAGTACTTTAAAAATATATTCGTATTTTCATTTTCAGATGGTTCCGTCAATTTTGATTTACAGAAATCCATAATCTCTTTAGTTTTATTAATATCTTCATATCGAACATACTTTTTATATAATCTATTAAGTACCAAAGGCCACTCAAAATCATTTGGAAATTTTAAAGATAATTTTGTGAGTGCTTCAAAGAACTTCTGTAGATCATTAGGAACACCTGATACATATATACTACTACCACCCCAGAATCCAACCTCACTTTGATGCATCGCAATTTCCCCCTATTTAATAAAGTAGTTAGAACTTAAAAAATCGGTTTAATTACGGTTTCTTTACCATCTTCAAAAATCTCTTTCACCACAAATTTGCAGTAAGTATTATCTTGAGATGGTTCGGTCAATAAAGGTGGATTCACAATATCTTTGATTTGTTTAAATCGGATCAATTCATAATTTCTATTTCTTTCCAACTGATAGTCCATTTTTACATCACAACTATACATAGTAGTTGATCCAATAACAGAGGTAAGTCTAAAAGTTAACTTCTTATTTGCGGGTACCTTAAACTCAAAAAATTCTTCACCGTTATTCAAAGCAATTGTAGGTTTAGGCATATTCAATGTTTTTGGCTCATGCATTGAGCCATACTTTGTTAAATTATTTGTTATCTGTTTCGTTATAAGGTTTTTTGAAATTTTTTCACCCTCATTATTTTGATAAGTAATATAGAACTGCACCATGGGTATATTACTTCTATATACCCTTAAATTCGCTGTATCACCTGCTATTTCATCTTGATACATATTCGTAGATCTTACGAGATTATTTACTGCAGGTATGGCACACCCTGTAAGACCTAAAACCGCTGCAGAAATTACAATTATTTTTTTCATTTCATGACCATCTATTTAAATATCAACTGACTCTATCACCTTGAAATTTAAATATTATGAAAATGAACCCTCCGAAAAGGGTTCAAATCATTAAGTACGATTTCTTCTTGCAGTCGTATTCTCAGTCAAGGAGCGACTAATTAGAGAGTTTGGATTTTTAATATCCTCGCTTACTAATCGTGGTACCGCTTTTGGAAGTTGCTTATCCAGTTCTTCCTTGACGATGATTCGGACTGTTTTCTCATCCAGTTGTTCAGCTTCAATAGTAGCCCCACTCACCTGATTCACAACTTCAATCTTGAAATTGATCGTCGGAGCAGCTGACTCAATTGAAGGCATAAACTCAGCTTGAGGACGACCAGCCTGACCTAAGGTAAAGTCCTGGACATCATCAATATTTGAACGATCCTGAACTAAACCATTTGATGAGAAGTAAACTTTACCATCATGGAATAGATCTGAGTTTGCTGAAGCAGTTGGATTAGTAGCACTCGCATTGCCTCTATAGATAATCTGATCATCTTGATAAGGCTGTTTAAAGATGTTCGAGATATCTCTATTTTGATTAAATGCTCGTGAACTGTGATTAGCTCGGTTCATGATGCTTTCAATAGTAGAATTGCTTTGAGAATAGTTAGTAATGTTCTGAACATCTCCTAATTTTGACACTGTGCTATTGCTTGGCTTGAGGGCTTTAACAATAATCTGATCATCTCGAGTAGGTTGATTAAAAATATTCGAGATACTTTGACTATCATTAAAAGCTTTTGAGCTTAAGAAAGAACGATTAAAGACATTCTCTGTAGAAGTGTTGTTTTGAGCATGGTTATTGATAAATGCTTCAGGGCCTGAGCTCTTACGCATATTCTCAACTAAACCAACACCACCCCAGCGTTTAATATCTTCTTGAGACCAAACCACTTCGCCTTTATGGACAATGCCCGCAGCTTCATACTTGCCACCATATCCAGTGAAACCACCATCAGCAAAGCCTTGATCTTTAATTGCCCGGATGTTTGCAATAATGCTGACACCTTGAGCAACGGCTCCAGCAATCAAAGGTAAGTTGTAAGGAAAACCAACCTTTGTAGCTGCTGCAATATTCTGCTGAATAGCAAGACCAGCAGCAGCAATTGCATAAGCCTTATCCGCAGCAAACATAAGCTTGTACGCTTTGGATTGTTCGCCAAACATAGATCCGAACATAGATGTAACTGAACCCATCATTTGCCCACCAAGAGCAATTTGGGTATTCAATCGATCCTGTTGATATTTGTCTTCAACGTCCTTAGTGTTCTGGGCATATTCGTTGTAAATTTGACTTCTTTGCTCTTGAGCAGCTTGAATAATGGCAGTCTTCTGATTTTCAAAGTCCTGTTGCTGAATTAATCCAGCTTCCATTTGTGCATTTAAGCCATCCAGACCGTTTTGTTCGTCTAAATCAGCTGCTGCATATTGGCTATCAGCCAAATCATTAGCAGCACCCAATCGACTAAATCGTTCCTGATCCTGTCTATAAAATTCGCTGGTACCATTCATATAAGCCTGAATACCGCCCCAGTTTTGAACAGCGTTATTTACTTTGTCGCGTGTTTCTTTGTCCTGTGTGGCTTTAGATAATGCGACTAGCTTTTGCCGCTCTTCAATAGAAAGTTTTGTATTCTTAAGAATCTCCTCTCTTTCAAGTCTGTACCGCTCCTGCATGGCTTGAGTTTCGGAAAGCAAAGATAATCGAGCTTGAAATGATCGTTGCTCTTGAGCCAACTTCATAAGCGCGTTTTCTTGCTGATATTGCTGTTCCAGCAATTCCACTGCCTGTTTCTGTTCAGACTTACTTAATTCAATATCATGAGCCGCATTAAACTTCCTGCGATCAAAATTTTCTTTAAGCAGCTCGGCTTCGGTTTTCTGGAACTCTTTATAGTCTTCAAGCTTGCTTCTAATCGCTTGTTTGGCGATTGCAATATCATTGTCTGCACGACGATTTAATTCCGCCTTAATTTCAGCAGTACGTTCAGGACTGAAATTAGCTTTGTCCACCTCCTCTAATCTTGTCTTTCTATTATTGTCAATACGCTCAACTTCAGTGGCCACTTCATTTTCAAGTGATCGCTGTAAGTCTTGCTGACGATCAAGTTGCGATTGGATATCACCTGAAGCTTTATCACTTCCTTTGCTTGCTCCACTTTTAACCTTGCTTTGCATACTTGGAGACTGGTGAAGAAGCTTAAGTGACACACCATCCTCAAAGATCACTTCACTGATATAACCACCTTTGCTGTCATATCTTGTCTTGATATCTTTCACAGCGACATTGGTTGTGATCGGCGTACCTTCAGGCATTGAGAAATCAATACCCTTATGAAATGAAGAAGCCCCTTTGGTAGGGGCTTTTCGTGGACCGTAATTTGAACTGATCTTGTAGGATGACAATGGTTTACCACCCGCCTGCAACCTAGCCAGATGTTCATTAGAGACTTTCTGGCCAGACATTGAACCACCATATCGAACATCAAGATGTGGTCCTGTACCAATTCCTGACTGGCCTGACACACCGACTAATCGTTTCGAAAGTTTTTGCTGTTTAGATAACTCATTAGTTGTTTCCTTTAATGCTTTATTCTTCGCATCAATCACATTCTTGTTTTGTTCCTCTATCGAAAGAGTCTGCAAACCAATCTGATATAATTCATTAGAAACTTCTACTCCGCTTTTCCGCGCCCAGCTTGCAGTTTCAACCATTTGCTTAACTTGTTCAGGTGAGTAACCTTTGGCAAGTAAACCTTTGGTAACTAATGCTTCAAATTTACGATCTGCCAATGAATCGGCATATTGCTTTTGTGCATTTTTAGCAGCTAATGCAGCCCTTTCATTCTCATTCAAGGACTTGGTGTTTTTATCCACTCCTACGATAGCATTTTCAGCTTTAGTTCCTGCAAGTGTTACCTCAACACCAAATAAGCTGTATGTATGCTTGGTCTTGGCAGCAGTTTCAGCTGCTTCATCATAGGCATTCACTTGTTTAAGCAATGCATCCCGTAAATCGGACGGAATCTTTTGACTCTTTAATTGCTCAATCGCTTCAGTATAAGAAATGGTACCAAGTCTGGCATTATTCGAAATTTCAGCAACTTTGGCATTGCCCACCGCATAGTTCTGGATATTGATCAATGCTGAACCGACCGCTAATTCTTGCTCTCTCAAGGCTTTGTTCTGATCATCCAAAGTTGCTGCTAAATCACCTAGTTTTTCCTTACGTTGTTCATCATTAAGAGCTTTAATTTCTTCCTTAGTCAACTTTGCAGCTTCGGCCTGCTCCTTTAGCTTTGCTGTGGCTTCAGCAGATTTACTTGAGAAATACATGTAAGTCGCAGCCAAAGCAGTCACACCTAATGTGATTGCCCCAATTGGACCACCAATTAATCCCCATGCTCCGCTCAATAAGCCTGCCATTGAAGCGCTTTTACCTTGCACTAAAGTTACCGCCTTTGTTGCTTTCTCAACATTATTGGCTGCAAGTACATATCTGGCACTTTCGATTGCCTTTTGCTTTTGTAATTGTGATGCAGCATTGTCAGCAACTAAGGATCCTACTTTGTTATTTAAAGCCGATACTTGTGTTGCGATTGCTTTGGTTAGTAATGCTGTACCACCCAGAATAGCTACATAAGAGATTGATTCTAAGTTTTCAGCTAAAACCTTAATTGAACCAGATAATACTTGAGCTGCTCCGCTTCCCTGGCTAGCTTCTCCGACAAATTTAGTAATCTCATTATTAAGAAGAGTTAATGACTGGCTGATCGTAATATCAGTTTTACCAAATAATGCATCTACATCAGACTCTACATTTCTTAAGGCTTTCACAATTTCTTGTGATGTAATTTTTCCTTCAGCAGCAACTGTACGTAACTCACCTACAGTGATACCCATTCCCTGAGCAATAGCCTTTGCTAAAGCTGGAGTTTGCTCCATGACAGAGTTCAGCTCCTCACCACGTAAGGTACCACTCGCCAAGGCCTGCCCGAACTGAACTAAAGCAGCATCTGCCGCAGAAGCACTCGCGCCACTAATCGCCACAGCTTTTGAAACAGTTTCAGTTAAACGTGCTGTATCATCCATTGTTAGATTTAAAGATTTAGCATTATCACTAAATCTTTGATAAACCTGTAAAACAGAATCCCATGCTGCATAGGTATTTTGAGCAATTCTGAATGTATCTTCAGTCGCCTTATTTAACTCCGTCTGGTCTTTAGTAACTAGCTTTAAACGGTTTTGTAGTCCTGTATAAGCATCTATTTGACCAATTGCAGCATTGACCGTAGCCAGGCCTGCCATATATCCAGCCAAAGCTTTAATTGAAATACCGAATGAATTAGCCGCTTTATCTTGTTTATCCAGCTCATTGGTTGTGGCTTTAATTTCTTGAGCAAATTTATGATTTTGGTGAGTTGCTTGCTTAGTCACTTCAACCGTTTTTTGAACTGAAGTATTAGAATTATTAACGGTGGTATTAAAATTTTGAACAATGTTATTGGTAACAGAAAGCTGTTTGCCCATATCTTTTGAAGATTTTGATGCGGAATCACCTCGATCAGTAAATTTTGATAATTCTTCTGCCAAGGCTTTGACATTACGTTCAGCATTCTTCGAATCAATAACAATGACCAAACGGGATTCTTGTGCCATTTTTACTTTTCTCCAGGCAATAAAAAACCCACTCATTGAGTGGGTTCTGTTTAAGTTAAATATAATTACCAATCTAAGGCATTAAATTAATTTGGCCTTTCTATAAGTGCTGAGCCTCAGACAAGCCTTTATATAAAAAAGTAATCTAAGCTGCTTTCTCTACTTACATTAATTTATATATCCAAACTCTTTTGGGGCATCACCATTATCGGTGTAGGAATGACAATACTTAAAATAAACTGATATATCACTATCATATACTGCTGGCATCCCATCAGCGCTACTAAAATCCAATATTGTTATTTGAGAGCCACTTCCAACCGATGGTTTTGTATAGGAGCAATTAATAATTAATTTGTGTGGTTTTTTGTCCCAGCGTATATCTTGATCTCCGCCTCTACTATCTTCAGGATCAAAATCCGAAGTACCACCCAACAAGGTTGCCTCAAGTAAAACATTTTTACTTGTTTCTGATATGATCTTTGTACTAATGGATTTAGACCAAGAACAATATCCCATATGACATCTACCTACCGATATCACCTCTGGAGTATTTAATATATTGAATCCAGCATTCGCAATTGAGTAAGCACTCAAAGACAATATAAATAATAAAAGTTTTTTCATATTTGATCCTGAACCTATTCAAGTAAAACTGTGCACTCAAGGTTGTTTTTACTATTCATACATCGACATACAGCCCAAGTAATATTTTGCAGAGAATTCATTTAACTGCTCCTGCTTTATTGAGGGGGTTGAATAACTTGGTTGCTCATAAGCATCACGAATAATTAAAGTAGTTATTTTATGCATATTTTTATTTGGAGTTTTCTTGAGTGCTGAATCATTTGTCTCTAAAGCTTTAATCAATGGTAAACCATTTTGTTTTTGCATCATGACAGTGTTAGCCAATTCCATGTACATTCGGCAATTTTTATCCCGTTCATCATCGCTAATAGGTTCAGAAGGTTTTGCAATCGACAAAATAGGCAAGAAAACTAAACTCAAAAAAATAATCTTTTTCATATTAATTAGCTCACTTAAGAGGTGCTTTACTTATCTAAACTTTTAACAATATCATCCAAATACCAGTCCTTTGCAAAAGTATTTAAGTCTTCCATCTGCTTACCCATTACACCCAACAAACCACCTTCCCATATACCATAAGCATGCTCACCATCTAACTTATAAACATTCTCTGGCATGGTTCTTAGGGTATAAACAGGATTTTGAAACTCATACTCTTTTCCAAGTGTCTGGAAATACTCTCCTTTCAGATAGAACTTATCATCCCCTCTAAAACCGAGATAAACTTTGTTAAATTCCTTATCTTTTATTTTCTCAGCAAATTGTAGTAGAACCCTGTTTACATCTAATGGGCTATTGTTCCCTGATATATCCCGCAAATCATATTTAAGCTCTGTCGGATTAATAAACCACTTATAGTGAACCCAGACTTTAACCCCTTTATTTCTGGGATCCTCTAACAATACTGTATTCATATGCCGTTGAAGCATGTAATAATTTAGTGAAAAAACAATAGCAACAAAACCAACTAATACCACAATGAATTTATATACCTTAGACATAGTTAAATCACTTTCTCTGCATTATTAAACTTTGAAGTATCAAACTTGAATTGACGAGTTCCATTCGAATAAAAAGGTAGCTCAACCATTAGTGAATTAACTTTTCGAATATTGTCTAAAAAAGCTTTAGAATTTTCAGTAAAAATTAATATAGTGCCATCACTACCAGATGTCTCATATTTTTGGAAATTAAGATATTGAATTGGGCTATTTCCAAACTTAACTGCTGTATAACAGTAATCATTACAGTCATACTGGCCTTTATCTATTGTTAGAAATATTTTTGGGTCATCTGATTTAGAGTCAAGAATATCAAATTGGAGTTTATTCTCCCCGTCATAAGGAAAGTTTAGATCGGCATTATTCTCAGAACGCAAAGCAAGCCACTTAGACTCTGTATTCCGCATTTCATCTTTGCTAACTACAGTTCGCCATTTCCCTGTTTGAGATTCAAGACTTGAGTCATTTGTATTGCTACTAACGCTTGAGGCTTTTTTAGCATTATCACTATTACTACAGCCGATCAAACCCAAAAGAACACTTAAAAATAATATTTTTTTCATGTTTTTCACCATTTGTTATAAAATGTACTAACTTTAACAAAGTGGTTACTAATTGTCACATAAAGAAAAACCACCCGAAGGTGGCTTGAAATTAAAAAATAAAATCTTATCTATAAAAAGTAAAATACTTTGAGACTTCTAAATCTACATTATCTCTTATTGGATAAGACTTACCATTAACAACAAGAGGATAGAATTTTGCTTGTTTACGAAATTCATCTAAGACAAAATCATCCAATTCTTGATAACCACTACCCCTTTGAATCTTTGCCAAGGTTAACGTTCCATTTTCATCAGCTTCAAAGTAAATATTGATGTAGTTATATTTTTCTTGAAGTTTAATTTTATCAAAAACACGAATATCAGGATAAACTGCAAATTTTGGTTTTCTAGAAACATCAAAACTAAATGGCTGCTTACCATAAAATCCAACATAAAAACCATTTTCTTGATAAGGGTAAAAGCTAGCATTCTTCATGGCTTTTAAGCTTTTTTTATCTAGAGATTCAACACCACTACTTTTAATGATTGTAGTATCTACTACTTTACCCTTTTCATTCGCTAAAAAACCTACAATAACCTCTCTGTCATATCCTTGAAGTTCCTGATCACTAATATTAATTTTAGGGATTTGCTTCCAGTGTAAATTTGGAGGCATTACTTCGATTAAATTATTAGGATCACTAGCAGAAACATTAAGCGCAAAACAGAACGATAAACTTAATAAAACTTTTAAGAGAATTTTCATATTGATCCAAGTATTAAAATATTTATTTGAAAGTATAGAAAGTGATTAAATTATAAATGATTTCAACCGCAATTAACGACAAAAGTTTTTTGTAGAAATTAATTACAGCATCAAAATCTCTAGTTAAAGTTTGCTCGGTTTATTCATGCTGTGAAAGCTTGAATAGAGCTGGCATGTACTGTTTTTTGAAGACTTTAGAGTATGGGTGGCACAATAACTAAAATAGCCATCACGTGGATAGCTATTTATTACTTTTTGAATTTAGTAGAAATCTTCTTATGAGCCTCTTCAATAAATAGATTATCCAGGGCAAATATACAATCATTGAAGATATGAGCATCAACAGGCATATCATTATGCTCAGCATAGACATTAATAGCCTGCTGGTCTAAGCATAAAGGTATACTTTGCTCATATCGCCTAGACCTGATAATCGTATAAAAGGCTTCAAGAATTGAAACAGCTGCATAAGAATATTCTGGCGGATCTGGGATATGCCCACCTAAGAACTTGATTTGTTCGATTTCGTGCGGCGTTTTTGACGCATAGGTTTTTCGATACTTGTAGAGTTCGATGACTTTCCCAAAATCTTCGCCTTATCCTTATCGGCATCCTCCTGTATCTTCTGGGCTTGCTCTTTATCAATAGTCCAATATCACCAAGATTAAGAAGCTTAGACGCATTCTCAGGCGTATAAGGTTGATCAATTTCAATAGTTTCACCTTCCACCACTTCAGCAAAAACAACCCCCTTCCAGTCTTCAATTAAATGCGCTCCAGCAGCATCCAACAAAAGCTCATGGTAAAGCTTTCCATTTTCATCTTTTACCATCACATCATAGCCTTTAGACGAGATCTGATTGCCTGCCTTTTCTAATGCCACCTGAAATGGTTTATAGCCAATACCTCGAATTTTAAACTCTGCCTGTCCAGCAGCAGTTTCAAACGTGCACCACTTAGATACTTCTGAGCTTCGAACAATTCCGACTTTTAAAGCCATAACTACCTCTGAAATTTAGAAAATAAAAAAAACCATGGGATTCCATAGGCTTTAAGGTTTAATGATATGAATTACACAAGAGCACGCACAATTGTGGGAGCTGTTCGTACTTGAGCAAAGTTAATGTCTAAAGTGATGATGTCATCACCACCGCCGTCTGGGTGATTAGCTTCCATTACTTCCAATTGAGGAAAGTTGAACGAGTACTTACTACCTTTGCTGTCTTTAATATCAAATGTTAGCGTGAATACATCACGGGTTTTAATGGCATCAATCCAACCTGCAGCTGTGGCCGAGAACATGAATGAAGCATTCGCTTCAATATCCATCATCTTCTCTAAATAGAACTCTGGTGTGTATTTACCAGAACCGATACAGCGGATTGCTTCCAGATTATTGTTAAGAGAAAGCGTGAGTGACTGCAAACACGCCTTACCTTGAATCGATTGACCATTCACAAGCAAGTTTTCAACGTTTGGCATTCTGACCAGTGGGCGGCTTGATGCAGCTACTGGATTGGTAACTGGGTTTACTTGCTGACGAGTAAATGAATTACCAACCAAGCCAAAGTTACCAGTAATCTTTCCTGTGGTCTGAATGGTAATTTCACCTGTATTTACCTGAACACCACGATAAATAAAGACCTGTCCAACATCTTCAAAAACTTTCACCAACGTAAAAGATTTTCGAACTGTGCCTCCAAAGCTTAAAGCATTGGCTGCCCAGTTATTGAAGGCCAAGGCACTCAAGAATAAATCGAATGTTCCTACAGATAATTCAAACTCTAACTGACCAGCCACTTCAGCTTCAGTAACCACTCCACCCTGACGAAAGCGTGAATCTACAACCTCACTGCTTTCTTCTGTAGAAACGTTTTCAGATAATCCGTCACTCACACGGCGAACGACGTACCAGATTGGATTAGCTGGGGTTGTTCCCAGTACTGCTTCTTCACAAGCATATAATCGAATTTTTGCGCCTGAACTCATTTATAGTTCTCCAAAATTTAGGCATAAAAAAACCCGCTTCATCAGCGGGTCGTTTAAAAAATGGGTGTAAAAAACCCGCTAATTAAGCGGTCCTTTAAAGAGTTTCATCAGGGTTTGAGGATTCAGGTGGTTCTATACCATTTAGTGCCGCAGATACTGCTTCAGATAAGTTTGTAGGCTGAAACTCGACGGGTGTTTCACTTGGTGGCTCTTCAGGTTCTGGCTCAGGTTCTTCATGCAAGCGAATATCAATCCAGCGACTGTCAGGAATATCTACTGGATTATCAAAATCAGGAACGATTGAAGCAGTTTCAATATCGAACTTTTTCTTGTAGGTTTTTACTGAAATGTCGCCATCTTCAAGCTGCTCATAAGACACGGCTACAACTACATTGCCGTTAGCATCCTTAGGCATTTCGATATACCAGCCTTCTTTAGCAAAACCCAGCGAGTCTTTAATCAGGTAATCACCAACATCTATCTTTTCAAAGCTAATCGGCTGTTTTGAAGCATCTTCATTAAGTTCAAGTGAATCAGCAAACAATCTTGCAATCGGTGAAGCTGCCTTATAAACCCCGTTTGAATCGACCGTAAAGCCCTTTGAACTCAGTTCACCAGACGTATCTACAGTTACCAACTTACCGCTCGTTGCGCTATTAGCTGTGGTAAAAACAATTGGATTTTTGCTGGTATAAACGATTTGTTCTGTTTTACTTAGAGTGCTAGTTGCAGGGTTAAAACTCCATGCAATTACGGCCATGTTATTGGCACGGGTTGAGGTGTAATACGGTAAGAATAACTCAGTTCCAGTAAGCCCTCCTCGCGTAATGACTATCGAGGGTGCATAACCAGCAATGAAAGGGTTGGTATAAATACTTCCTGGTGCATTCTTAAAACGAGTCCTTTGGCCTCCTGCTTTATAACCGATATCAATATCATTTTCAGTTTCTGATTGAGGAGTACCTCCATATCCCAAGTTAGATAAACCATATGAACCATAAGCAGCAACATTACCGCTATCCACTCCAACATCTCTTGTTGCCGCTGGGCCTAGCCCAGTTACCTGAGTCCAATCTGGCGTAAGATTTGGAATACCCGAGGCAAAAGGCAACATAAACTGCCGCTTACCTTGTGAAGAGTTATAGACAAAGGGCCGATGATCCCAACTAAATCTAAATAAAAGATTTGCCATTACGCAGTCACTCCATCAATCACTTGGAATACCAATGTTTCAGTATGTTGAATAACACCACCAACAACCACCTTAATATCCATCTGACATAAACCCAAAGGCCATGTAGCAGTACTTGCAGCTGATTTCACGTTAAGCCATCCTTTTTGTGTGCTTTGGCTTAAGGCAGCACAGGTTAAAGTAGCTACTGCCGCACCGGTATCTAAAGTTTTAACTTGAGATGTAAATGCATACCCGGTTAAATCAATTGCTCGCCTTACATCATTTGCTGGGTATTGCAGGGCATCATCGACATCGACCAACTGCAAATTTAAGTTAAATGTGTCACCACGCTTAAAAACATGATTGCTCATAAGTGATTCCTATAGACATAAAAAAACCACCGATGAGGTGGTAGTGAGTAAAACTAAAAAAACCTCCTTTCGGCGGCCATTTATTTCTAAAGTTTAAGGTTTATAATCGAGATCTACACTCACGCCAGTAACGATATTATGTTTAGGCCCATCTATGCTCTGAACATTGGCCAACCGTATATTCACATCAGATACACATAGCTTGTTTTCGCTTTGCCATTTGCTTAATTCAACAGCCATGACTTTTTCTAAATGGCACTCCAGCTCTTGTCGTTTAAATTCGATTTCTTCTAAAGTCAGCATGCAGGACATATCAATTCACCTTATAACCAATCGTCACATTATACTGAATGAAGTCAGTATCTTGCCCGATAAAAATTGATTGTCCTTGTAAACATTCCAGATGATCGAAAGAGTAATATTCAAAACAGGCAAGTATTGCGTCGCTTAGTTTAGTGATTTCTATAATTCCTGAATTAGGCCGAGCAAAACATTGAACCATGATATTACCAGTACGACGGGCACAAGGTTTATCCGCTACTCCAGAAGTAAAACTGGGACCTCCAGCGATCATTAAACGACACCACACACCTTCCTTTGGCACTGTAAAAGTTGGTGCATTTGGATACTGGATTCTGTCTTGGGCAATACCTGTAAAACTTTGCATGCGATCCATAATAGCTTGCCTTGCCTGTTCTAAAGTCATTGCCATCTTAACCACCATACTTTTGAGTAATATAAGTAAATGTTGTGCTGTAGATACCCTGCGGTGCTTGATCTGACCAGCCATTTTCTAAGCGTTCAGCATATGCTTTATTGTTTTGTATGTAGACCAGATTTCCCAGCTTGAACTTAACTGCTTGAATAGCTGCATCTTGCACGGCGTTTGTTTCAGGTCCACGTACACCATAGTCACCAGATCCAATTGAAACAATATAAGATGAACGATAAGCACCAGTATCAACGGGACTTGAAACAACTAACGATTGCACTGTATCCATGGTGATTTTCTTTACCGGGTCTTCTGCTGTTTTAGTCACATCCAAACTAAAATCAGTCGGCTTTTTCCCCTTCCACCCCATAAATTTCTCCATAAAAAAACCACTCAGATGAGAGTGGTTTTTTCTTTTCAAAAAGTTCTTAATTAGCACTTCCACAAATATCGGTGGTACCTGTTGGATATGTAAACTGCATATTTGCTTTATTAGTAATTAACTGTACTGAAACAGTTTTACCTAAAAATTTAGAATTAGGATTTGGTGATTGTATACCCACACCATTAAAGCCAATATTTTTAAGGGCATTCTCAGCAATTAAATTAAGATATCCATAATTTGTACCATTGATGATATACCCTACTTGTTTACTAACCTGGTTAAAGTAAAGCCCAACTCTAACTTTGCCGTCTGAAGGCAAAGTAATAGGTATTAATTTTTGAGCGATATCTTTAACAACTACTGAACCCGAAGAATCTCGTGTTCTAGTAATTCCAATAAGTGTGACATAACTTCCATCTGCACGTGTTGAATCTTTATTTATTAATGCATAGCCTAGATCAATACTTATTTCATTTTTTAAATTAGAAGCACCCAAAATCTGAAAGGCCATTTGTTGAGTTTCATAACTGTCACCAAGCACAACATTTTTAAGATTTGAAGCATCAAAAACAAATTCTGTAGCAACAATATTAGTTCCCACAACCGCTTTATCTACTAGAGGAGTTGGACTAGAAGTTATACTTATAAGTTTGCTAGAAGTCACGACCTGATCTACAGGTGTACTTCCCACATAAGTAATTGTTGCTGTCCCTTTTTGCTCAGTAATACTAATTGGAGACATTAATTTTATCTGTCTCCCACCTGCAGCATTTTTTGCATCGACTTGAGCCTGAGTTGCATCAAAATTATAAGTACAGGCAGCATAAGTATTTATTGAAAGTCCACTGCTGATTAATAAACCCAAAATAATTTTATTCAT